GTTCTGAATGGTTCTCCGTTCATCTCACGTCTGCCTATCGGCGACACCTCGGATGGTTCTGAAACTCACAAATACAACAAGTACACGGGTGCTCCTGTAGTTGGTTTCCGAGCTGCGAACGCTGGACGAGACTACGACTCAAGTGCGGATACCGTCGTTACGGTGGCTTGCACTATCCTAGACTTCTCATGGCGTGTTGACTACGCTGTAGCGAACGCATGGCGTAGAGGTGCAGAAGACCTGATCGCCCGTGAAGGTGCCCGGCATCTTGCGGCGGCTCTATTCAAGCTGGAGAAACAGTGCATTTATGGCACGACTGCTCTTGGGGATTCAGCAGGGTTTTCAGGACTCCTGAACAACACTGATCTTGATGCCCTTGCCGATGACATGGTTATCAACGCGGCGGGTTCAACTGCCGATGTACAAAGCTCCGCGTTTGCGGTACGAACGGGCTTTGATGATTGCCGACTTGTCACACCAATGTCTCGCGGCATTAGTCTTGGCGATACGATTGTCACTGAAGCGAATGATACCAACTATCCGGTGTACTACACACCAGCTTCAATGTACATCGGTTTCCAGATGGGTGGCAAGTACTCAAATGGCCGTATCTGCAACATCAACAGTGTTACAGATACTAAGCCTTTGACGGACGACCTGATCTCTGATCTGCTGTCTCAGTTCCCTTCAGGGATGGGTCCAAGTTTCGTGATCATGAACCGAACGTCTCTGAAAGACCTTCAGCAGGGTCGTACAGCTACCAATCCTACTGGTAACCCTGCACCATTCCCTTCAAGTGCGTTTAACGTACCTATCTTCACGACGGACGGCATCGTCCAGACTGAAGCAGTGGAAGTGTAACATGAGCGACGATCTGTCTCCGTTTGAGCGGGCACTAAGTACGGGATTAAGAGTTACCCGGAATGCCGTTGGTGTTCCGGTGACCTACCTGAGAGGGGCCACCTCACTAACTATATCAAATGCCGTTCAGGGTTACACCAGTAAGCAATCGATTGATGTTGGGGGAACGGAGCAGGTCGTTGAAACAATTGAGTGGAATATCGGCGTGAATGAACTCTCCGCTCTCGGGCCTCCTGAGAGCGGGGATATCATCACGCGGGTAGTCCAAGGGGTTAGCCATGTGTTTTCCGTGGAATGCCTTTCCCTTGGTGAAACCGCATGGGATTGGTCGGACCCCGGAAGAACACAGTATAAAATCTCATCCCGCAAGGATGGGGCTTCCGCGTTCGAAGTTTCTGAGCCAACCGGCTTTGACTTGGCCGGGGATGAGCTGAGATACTAGGGGGTGCTTTATGTTTGGTTTTGGGGGTGGCGGTAATCGCAACTTCGTAAGAGGCCATAAATCCATCATAAAGATGCTAGCCAAGCTGCGGAAATCTGATGCAAAGAAGATAGCCAACTCGGCGGTGCTGGCATCAATTAGGGTGGTTCGTCAAGTAGCAAAGGGTAGATTACCCTCGGGTTACAAATACCTTGGCAGGTCCATTAAAACTGGTGCCCGGCGTAACTCTGGCCCCAATCTGTCCGACTCATTTAGAGTCGGTTTTTCTGTTGGTGTTAATAAGTCCAAACAGTTGGGCATTTCTAAGACGACGGCCCGTGGTCGCGGTGATGGAATAGGTATCTCCGCACGTAACGTTCATTGGCTTATCTTAGGGACCTCTCAACGTAGACATAGAAGTGGTAAAAATACCGGCAAGATGTCAATCGCCCCCGGATTTGGCCACTTCATGAAGCGAGCCTTTAACGCATCAGGTGCAGGAATGCGGCGGGCAATGGTAAAAACTGCAAAAACAAAAATTCGACAATACTTGGCCAAAAACCGTGGCCGTAAAGGGTAAAACATAATGGCTAAGATCAAGAGCAAAGGTACAGTCTTTCAGGTATCAGTTTCCAGCCTCCTTACAGCCGTGGCCCAGTTAACGGACATTTCGTTCTCTGGTGCGGAAGTTGAGACGTTCGACTGTACTACACTTTCCACAACCGATGCCGGTAAGGAGTACTCACAGACAGGGTACTCGGAGCCGGGTGAGCTGTCCATTGGAGGCTTCTTCGACCCATCCCTACATGGTACTATTACATCAAACATTACCACCCCCGCTGAAGTGGACTGTGCTGTTGTGTTTGCGGACTCAACAACGTGGACATTTAAGTCAGCGGGTATGTCCCTTGACTTCACCGTCGCTATGTCAGACGGTGTGAAATTTACTTCAACACTTACGTTGACCGAGCTACCCGGCTGGTAAGCAGGAGAGAATAGTGAAAGCCCGATTACTTATCACTTTAATGGCTACGAGCAGTACAGACCCCTCAATCGTTGTGGTTGAAAATGGGGTGAGATATGCACCAGCCGGTAGTGTCATCGAACATGTTGATGCTTACCGGCTGGTACATGGTGGTCTCGCAGAGGCTGCTGATCAAGAATGTATTGACAGAGTGGATGGAATGGACAAACACACTAAGGGTGACTTACGTAGAGCGCATGAGAAATACATGGATGCTCTTCAAGAAGCCCGAGATGAGTTGGTTCAAGATGAAGACGACGAAGACGATGACGACTTCGACGACGAAGACTAGATATAATTCAGCTTTTAACCCCGACTAAGATAGCAGAACAATGCCAAGTGTAATTACAAGAGAACAGTTCCTTACAAAAGCCCCAGTAACTATTCAGGTTGTTGCGGCCCCAGAGCTAGGTGGAATCGTTTACGTCAAGGGTATGACCGCCCGAGAGCGGTCAGCCTTTGAGAAGCAATTCCAGACCTCCTCAGGTAAGAGTAACAAACGCAAACTACAGGAGATTCGCGAACGCCTCGTAGTGGCATGCCTTTGCGACGAGGGCGGAACACTTATCCTCCGCGAAGAAGACGTTGGGGTCGTTGGATCTCAGCCCATCACCGTCGTCGAACGTATTGTTTCAGCAGCCCAGGGAGTCTGTGGCATGTCTGACAAAGACGTAGATGCACTAGTGGGAAACTCCGAAGAGACCGAGGAAGACTTCTAGCCTTCCGTCTGGCCAAGCTAGTAGGCACCGTCGATGTGGACGGCCTACTATCCACCATGACCCCAGACCAGTTCGATGAGTGGGCGGCCTACGATCAAGTAGAACCACTGTACCACACCGAACGAATGCTTGGTCTCATAACCTCAATGCTCTCCCACTACTTCAAGTGCCATTCGGGAGATTCAGAAATCGAACAGGTAGCAACCCCTTGGGTGGAGGAGGTGCAAGCGACCGCCTCAGAAATATCCGCTTCATATAAGGGAAGAAACAATGCCTAGCTTAGGTGATATGGTCGTCTCGATGAGAGCTGATGTTTCCCAGCTCGTAAAGTCGATGAAAACCACTGAAGACCGGATCGGGAGGGTTGCCAAAGCCTCTGATAAAGCGGGATCACGGGTTGCTGCCTTTGGTAGGTCTGTTGTTGCTTCTGGGGCCTTCCTTGCAATTGGCAAGGCTGCGAAGGGTTCGGTCGACAAGATGATCGAGTTTGACGACCAGATGAGAATGGTCGCCCAGCGGAGCGGTGCTACCGCCGACGAACTATCACTGTTAAGCACGAAAGCACAGGATCTCGGGCGTAACTCATCCTTTACGGCAACGGAGGTTGCGGCAATGATGACCTCACTCGGTACATCCAACTTCAGCCCCAAAGAGATTGACACCATCACCGAAAGCGTCATGAGCTTGTCACGGGCTACAGGGACAGATGCCGCTAACTCTGCCATCTATCTTGGCTCAACCTTGCGTGTGTTTAAGATGGATGCGACTGAAGCTGGTAAGGCGGCGGACATCCTGACGTATGCTTCAAACAACAGCTTAAATACGCTTGACGATATTGGTGCGTCCATGAAATACACCGGCAAGGTTGCCGAAGTAATGGGCGTATCCCTATCCGAAGCCACGGCGGCTACGGCAATGCTTGGTAACATGAACATTAGGGGTGAGCAAGCCGGTACCACTATGAGGCGTATCCTAACCCTTACAGGTTCGGATGCTGAACGCATGGCTGATATCTTCGGGCAGTCCTTCACGGATATCAACGGTAACTTCGTTGGCCTGACTGAGGCTTTTGAGATCATGGAAGCGGGTACGACCAACCTGACCGACGTAGAGAAGATGAAGAAATTCTCGGATGCGTTCGGTATCCTTGGCGTAACGGGGGGCCTTGTGCTGTCTGAGACGGGGGCAAGCGTTCGTAAGATGGCTGATGAGATGGATGCCCTACAAGGGTACGCAAAGGATGGTAGTGATGCTCTGGACGCTGGACCCGGTGGGGCTATGAGGAGGCTCAAGTCTGCCGCTGAAGGCTTTGCTATCATGTTTGGCTACAAGCTGTCGGAGGGCTTCTCCGGTGGCAGTGAGGTACTTACAACGTGGATCAACTGGGCGACCGATAACTTTTATCGCTTGATTGACCACATGGCTCAGGGGTGGCTGATTATTTCACAAACAGTCCTGTGGGCTGTGAACAACTGGTCGACCATACTTGAATACTGGTACAAGGACGCCCTGCTGGATATCATAAGTTTTGGTCAGGATTTGAAGCACTTCTTTACAAAAATCCTGCCCGCTTATGTTATGTGGTTTGGGGAACAATTCGGAAACATTATAGTCACAGTGGGGTCCAATGTTCTAACCACGTTCGAGAACCTTGGTAAGAATATCAAGCGTATCTGGGACAATGTCATGGCCTTCCTCACAGGCGGGGACTATGACTTTAGTAACGTGTGGGAGCCATTAACAAAGGGGTACATCAACACAATTGATGATATGCCGGAGATTCCAGACAGGGTAATTACTGGCCTTGAAGCTAGCCTGAAGACGGACCTTGACCAACTTGGTTCATCTTTAGGCGACAGCTTCAAGCAGGCCGTACTGGACCCACTGGATACGCTGAAGGGTATGCAGAACGACCCCAAGCGTAAACTTAAATATGAAGATGCCCCACCACCTGAAGAAAACTCCCCCAGCCGCAAGGGTGAAGGCTTTAATAAAAAAGCCCCTGAGACGGCATCCGGTAAGTGGGGGGCTTCAATCATGCAGAAGGGAAGCTCAGAAGCCTATAAGGGTATCCTCTCCATGATGGGCCAAGACCGTAAAGATAAGCTAGCCCGTAAACAGATTGCCCTGCTGGCACAGGTTGCAGCTAACACAGCCGCAGCAGTGGCCCCAGGACTCGTAGTTGTTGGAGTAACAACCCCATGACCATAACATTAGTTGGTGAAATTGCAGGAGGGCGGTCAGCGTCTAACGACTCAGGGAAGCGTAAATACGAACGCAAGTTCAAGCTGAAGACCGACAGTGAGCTGGACGGACCCTATGCCATAGGGTCCCACGGGGGGCTACCATTTGTTGGCAGTGTACACCCGGAGGACCCCAATGCGTACTGCAAGTCAATCTCCATTACCAACTCAGACCCTTGGGCGGGTTGGGAGGCAGCATATAGCTACTCCGATGAGAGATCCTTTGACCCTGTAGACCCTGAAGCTGATGAGGTCCTTTTAACGTGGTCTACAGAGGCTTTTGAAGAACTGATTCTGTACGACGTTAATACTGACGAGGCTATCCTAAACTCAGCCCTCGACCCCTTCAGTGACCCACCCACGCGGGAGGCTGACCACCTGATCGCATCCTTTCAAGCGAACGTAAGAACGGTACCACCTTGGGTGCTTGGCTACAGAAACGCCATCAACAGTGATAATATCACTATCGGTGGGCTAAGTATTGGTATTGGCCTAGCTAAGATGTCTGGACTAGGCATTGGTGCGAGGGAGCTTCGAGGGGAAACCTATTTTTACCCTGTATCCTATTCGATCAAGATCAAGCCAGAAGGCTGGGCCTTTGAACCTCTGGATGCAGGTTTCCGCAAGAGGGTGTTGGAAATAGATTTTGAAATAGGCGTGGAGGCCTATAAAACCATAGACTGCGTCGACGCGGAGTTTAAGCCGGTATCAGAGCCTGTGGGGTTAAATGGAAATGGTAGGCAGCTTTTTGAACCATCGCCCAGCGACTTCGTATTCCTTAAATTTGATATCTATAAATCCCTGCCGTTCTCGGCACTACCGGGAATAAGTTCATAATGCCAAGCCCTCCCGCACAGCTAACCCTTGAACTTGCGTTGCAGGTTAAGGCGATGGTTCAAGACTATATGAGCCAACTGGAGAACAAGCGGGGGCCTAAAGACAGGAGAAGCCCCCGCAGGACTGCCCACCCAGCAAACCATTGTACGGCAACGTCAGACATACCGGCAGCAACTAACCTAGATACACCGGGCACAGGCACCGCAACCATCCTACGAAGGAACGATGAAGATGGTTTAACAGACTCACTGCTTGAAATTGACGTGGTCAACCGAAACCCTAACCTGTCAATTGCAGAGGGGGAATATTTCCGCGTTGAGCACATCTTCAGTGAGTGGGTACCACATGGTGGTGGCGGTGGTGACAGCAATGCTTTCCTGTTCCAAATTGTCTCCTCCGATCCATCGATTCGTCGTGCGTTAGTCCAGATTGAAACTCGCACGTTTACTGGGCCAGCCTTCGGATCGACTCTGGACGACACTGTGGTCTACGTCTACGACCGGATGGGCTGCCTGCTGAACGAGCCGAACGTCGATCTTACAGGCCGCTGGGGCCGTGCTGA